AGGAACATGTTGATCTGTCCCGCGCCCTGAGCCGGAGCCCATCCGGAAGTAAAGACATAGTCGGTCTTCATCAGGACAGACGGAACAGTGATGATCTCGACATTGTCCAGGTTCCGCACTGTACGATCGACATTACTGCCACCTCCCTGTACATCGAAGTTACGGACGATGGCCTCTGCCTGCTTGATGAGCCTGCTGACGGTAGGAGTGACATACAGGATCCTGCCATTCGGGGGAACCAGTGCTTCATCCATGTCCTCCATCATGCTGTCGAACACGGTCAGGACATTCGCTGTAGTGAGCGCGGTAGTATCCGCGGTCATTGCCTCATCCTCATCATCCGTGCTGTCAGCTGTGGTATACAGGCCGTACAGCGTGCTGATCAGGTAAGCGTCCATCTCCGGGAACTTCTGCGTCTCGTTGAAGGTGCGGGTAATGTTCTGGATGGTCGCCACGTCATTGGTCTGGTCGATGTCCTTCGGATGCACGAGAGTGCTCCACTGCCTCTGATGGGACAGGGGCTTGTACTCCCAGCTGTTGTCAAAGTTCCTGCGTGCCTCCACGATGGAATCACGGTCAGAATTGACGCGGCCGGTCGTCTTGATACGGGGGATGTAAATCCCCTTGCCGTTCTCGCCCATGCGGTAACGGCCATTGTTTTCGGTGGCGTAAAGCCTGCCGAAATTCAGGGTATACGGATATGCATTTGCAAGTGCCTGTGCATATTCCTGTGCATAGTTAATTGCAGCCATGCTCTTGTCCTTTCTGCCTTTTATGGCTATTGATGCTTTTTATTCTTTGGGTGCGGGACGCACACCGGTGAAATGGAAATCAAAGCCTTTACCGGATCCTCCGGAGGGCTTTCCGCCGGGAAGCACGATCGTCGGCTGGGGCTTGGGCGGATCTGCAGGCGGATCCGGCTGCTCTGCTACAAAAGCGCCAGGATCTGCGGTCTTGTAGGCTGTAACATAGTCATCGAATCCGAGGATCTTGTCGCCCTCCATCTTCAGGCCTTTGTCGATCGCACCGCGCTCAAAGTCCCTGCGTGCCGCCGCACTGGAAAACTTCAGCTCGCCTGCAGCCGTCTTGACAGCGAATTCATAGGCCTGCGCGGCTGTCCTGGCCTCCCAGTCCTTCTTATCGGTGTCATACTTGGTCTGCAGGGCTGTGAGGCTGTTCTGCGCCTCTGTGAGCTTTCCTGCATCAGCCTGTGCGGCCGTCAGCTGTTCATTGAGGCTTGCAAGGTCGGTATCGCGCTGGGTGATCTGTCCCTGCAGGTCCGTGATCTGTCCCTGCAGCTGGCCGCGTTCAGTCTCGAACTTGGTCTGCTCGCCCTTCCTCGCGTTCTCGATATCCTTCCCGTTTTCCTCCATGATCTGATCGATCTGCTCTTTGGATAATCCCATTTCAGTCAGTAAGTTACGTTTCATGTATCCACCATCCTTCCTACGATGATTACGCCTTTTCTGGCATAGAATTTTGGTCCGCGTGGCTTTTTACGCCATCCACCAGGGCATGAAAAAAGCCCGTACCCTCACGGGCCGGGCTGTGATTCACTCTTTATTGCACTACGAAGTTACGCCACTTTTTATAGGCGTCAACATACGCGCACTTTTTGTCGCCGTCGTATGTGATCTCGTAATACATGCCATCACTCACGACAGTACTGACAAGCGCCTTCCAGTTCTGCAGGGTCTTGCAGAACCACACGATAAACACATCGTCCATCGTGATCCGGTTCCCGTCGGTCACATCGACGCCGGAATTGAAGTAGTCCACGACGATCTTCTTTGCTCTGTACAGCATCGCGTCAACTCCCGCTTCTTTCATGCTTTTCTCACCTCCTTCCTTCTCACTCTGTCACTTTCACGCGCCTGAATCCTTCCACGCGCATTCTGTCTTTGCGCTGTGCAAGGTTTGCGGCCTTCGCTACTTCTGCATATTTTCGGGCAAGGGCATTTATCTTTCTCTGGCATTCCTGCCGAAGCTCTTCATCCCCCGCCGCACGTGCAGCATTCGCTTTGTCTTTTTCCCTGCGGACCTGTGTTTCGATCCGCCGCATCAGCTGCGTTGCCTGATAAAGCGTATAATGCTTTCCGTCAATCATGCAGCCCTTTGCATTCTCTTCGGCCCACTTCTGCAGATCTTCCTCTTTGTAGCGGGAAACGCTCCTCTCAGTATCAAATGACATTGCAAGGTGCATGCAATTCCACTCACCGATTTTGCGCTTAAAGCCTCTGTAGACTTTGCCTTTAATGTCTTTACAGTCCTGCCCGGACTGCATTTTCGCGAATTCCTCTTTCAGGAAGATCCTGCCCTGTACAGGTTCGTGGTCCGGCGCGGAATGAAGGTGCGCGGACAGCTGCACCGCATTGTATCCCAGTGCCTCGCCCATGAGGTCAGATCCATGCTGAGCGATCTGTGCCGCCCCATTGACCACGTTCTGCCGGACCGCTGTGTCAAGTCTGCGTCGGTACCCGCTCTCATACTCGACCTGCAGGCCGTTCTCCCCGATTTCCCTCAGCACATCACGCGTTGCTGACTTGTAGTCCGTCATCCCGGAGGAAGTCGCAAGGATCGCCTTGTCGACGGCTTCTCTGTATTCTCCTGATATCACAGTCGTATTGGACAGATTCTCCATAGTCGTTGCTGTCTGCCTCGCAACTGTCTGCGCATAGTGCTCCAGACGGGCCTTGTCCTGTTTGGACAGGGGCGTCAGTTTCAGCGCACGCCGGAACAGCGGACTATCATACAGGTCATTCAGAGCCTTATTAAAGAGCTTGTACAGGTCCCCTATAGCCAGGTGAAGCTGTTTTGCAAGCTCCTGATTAATCGCCGCGATATCCTCGTTCATGGATGCCATAATCGTCAGAATGTGCATACTCGACGGATTCAGCTCTCCAATCTTTGCAATCTGCTCCGCAACTTTCCGGATGAACATATCGTTCACTGATTCAAACCGGGACAAAAGCCTCGCAAGCAGATCCTCCTGTGAAGGCTCGTCTTTCGGAGGTTCGCGCTTCTTCCACGGCCAAGCCATTCATCTCACCTCACTCTTTCGGTTCCGGTCCTTTGGGCCCAGGCTCTCCCTCTTCCTCCTCGTCTTCCTGTGCGGGATTGTTATCCCCGCGGAGCTGTGGAAGCATGGAGTCCATTGAAGCCATAGAATCAGCCTTTTCCTGATCTATCGCCTCGATCGCGGCCTTTGCCTGCGCGGGCGTCTCACCCATATACCACTGCCGGAACTCGGCCTTGCTGATAATGCCAGCATTCAGCAGCATCAGTCTTTCCTGTGTCTGCTGTTCTGTGTCTGTCAGGATGGAATCATCCCACTCAAAAGACACATCATAGTCGCCTTCAGGGGCCAGATTGTAAATCGTCGCATACTTGTCCATGGCACGAACTACATCCTTCAGGCAGCTTTCCAGCGCCTGCTGATTGTCCGCGACTGTGGCATAGGACCGCTGTTTTACGATCTTCATCTCCGTGGCTGTTCTCGCTTCAGTGTTCGCATCGGAGATAGTGCCGCGCGACAGTCCACACAGATCTTCAACCCTCATCAGGATCTGGTTCAGGCCATGGAACAGGCTCGCGTCCCTGATCGCCGGTGCATAGGGCTCGTAAAGGTCCCTGTCGCCCTTGTCGATATCGACCGCACGGAAAAGACGCTCTTTGAGCTTTGGCATCTCCATCTTGCCATCGGCTCCTACTCTCGGACGGAGCGCGGACGGGTCGACATCGATCGCCAGCTCACTGCCCTCATACTCCCACAGGATTCGGGAGTATTGGATATCGGCCTCTTTGATCGTCTTCTCTGCCTTAGCGAAGACCGCGGCTCCCATAGGGCTGTCTACGTCGATACTGTTCGCGGCTGCGACTTTGTACCACCCGAACAGCGCGCCCTCTGAATCCGGGACCTTTGATTCTTTTTCAACACCCTTCCAGCGCTCGACCTCTTCCAGGCTGATCTCGGTACCCAGGTTGTCGCGCATGTTGGACTTGAAAGCCCTCTGCGTGATCTCCACGGTGCCATCTCTGCTGATCTTGTGTCTCTCCAGTCGCGTATAGTAGGTCTTCCCTTCTACGAACATGTCCGGGATAACGACGTCTGACAGCTTGCCATCATCGTCGAAGGCCATCGGGTAAATTCCCCAGTCCATGACAAAATCGAAGTAGATATGTCCCTCTACGTGATAGGGCTTTATGACCATCCCGCCAGCCGCGCAGGCCTGCTCCAGCTTCTGCCTCAGTACCGGAATCAGCTTTTCGAATTCAGCCTTCAGGTACTCAGCGCGCGGATTCATGACAGTCTCACCGTTCGCGTCCTGTGTCTCACCGTTCGCATCCTTGCCAGTGATGTTCCACTGCATCTCCAAAAGGACCTGTCTTGCGACCTCGCTGCATACAAAAGCGGGCAGGTTCATGGACCGGATATCCGATTCCCCGCCCAGCCAGTCCGGTTTGTCCAGGTACATCCGGTGCCACCTGTCCAGCGCGGTAGCCATCTCTGTAGATATAGGCGACTCTATCCGCTCCGCCTGCTCTATGCTCTTAAATGGGATCATCCGTCTAAACGCCTCCCGTATTTTCGTAAATATCGCTGTGAAAATGTTCATCCCGTGCCGCCCTCTTACTGGCCTTTGCGCTTGTAGTAGCGCTCCATAGCGTAGCGCACTGAGTCTATACTGTGGTCCTTACCATCCGGGTATCCGCTGATAATCTCATCATCCTTGTTTCTCTCGTACTCGTATTCCGCGAACTCCTGCCGGGAATACGGGCAACGTATCGGGTCTATAACGATCTTGACCAGAGACTGCAGCCACTTGAAAGAATACCGCCGGCTGTCCGGGCCCTTGATTGCCTCCCTGCAAAGGGATCCCATAGCACGATAATCCCCGACAGACTTCTTTTCCGCAGAATCCGCAGTGATAAGGTCGTAGCCAGTCACATGCTTCTCTTCCTGCAGCCGTCTCCATGTCTC